TATACAGTTACAGATAATGATGCAGCATCTCCTGATAATATTCGCATAGAGCCTTTTGCTTTAATACCAGTGGAGTCTAATAGCACTACAGGTAGAAGTATAGAGCCTCTAAATATAGCAACTAACTTTAATGTAACAGATGTAAAAATCAAAGAACTTCAAGCAGAAGTTAGAGATGTTATGCAGTCTCAGTCTTTTGGAAATGTAGAAGAGACTCCTGTTCGTACTGCTTATGAGATGAGTGTAAGAGAAGCTGATAGAAAACAAACAGCTCATGGGGCTTATGGTCGTATGCAGTCTGAGTTCTTAGAGCCTCTGTTATCTCGTATTGTATATGTGTTATATAATGCAGGAAAAATTCCTCCTCTTAAAATAAATGGTAAAGAGATTACAATCAAGTTTACATCTCCTGCAGCAAGAGTTCAAGATGCTGAGGAGTTGTTAGCTCTTCAAGAGTTCATGATGTATATGGATGGTGTTCCTCAAGAGATTACATCAGCCAAGTTTAAGATAGAAGAAATACCTGATTTTGTAGCACAAAGAACAGGATTACCTGCATCTATGATGAGAAACAAAGCTGAGGAAGAACAGGCAGTTAAAGGTATGCAGGGAGCAGCAGTAACAGGACAACAGGCATCAACTGATGCTAGTGTTCCAAATGAAGCTCCTCCTGCAGCATAAGAAGTTCTGCTGCTCTTGAGCCTTTATCTCTTGAGTGGCATCCATAAACCGATAAAGGAGGTTTAATTATGGCAAGTGAAAAACAAAAATATAAACCACTGCATGAAACACTGCAGAATAATGCTGATGCTTTAAACGCAAAGCAGATTAAAAATGAAGAATTAACAGATTTATACAGGATTGTTTTTGAGACTGAGTCAGGTCAAAGATTACTGGACCACATGGTATCAAAATATATAGGTCATGTTCCATCAGCAGTAGCTACTCCAAATGAGATTATGTTCTCACATGGTCAAAACTATATCGTACACGAAATATTATCTCATATGAGAAAAGGTAAATAATTATGAATGAAACAATCGGAGATTTTGGATGGGCTATTGCAGCTATGAAGCGGGGTGAGAAAGTTTCTCGTTATGGGTGGAATGGAAAAGGGATGTTTTTGTTTTTAGTTGCAGGTTCAACTTTTAAAGTTAATCGTGCTCCACTATTGGGTATATATCCTGAGGGAACAGAGGTGAACTATCATGCTCATATTGATATGAAAACAGCAGATAATCAGATAGTGCCTTGGTTAGCTAGTCAAACAGATATGTTAAGTGAAGATTGGGAGATAGCATGAACTTATTAAATAGAATACTATATAGTAAATTATATAGTGAAGAGAGTGGTGGTGAAGCTGCTGCAGGTGGTGGTGGTGAAGTTTTAGATGGTGGAGCTGATGGAAATGGCGGTGAAGTTAATAATGCTACTGCAGATGCAGGTGGAACTATTGATGGTGGAGCTAATGGTGATGGTGTTGAGTTGTTTGCAGGTAAATACAAAACAGTTGATGAGCTTGTAAAAGGGTACACTGAGTCAGTAGCTATGAGCACTAAATCTGCTGAGAGTATGAACTCTATGAGTGAAAAGCTCAAAGGATTTGCAGGTGCTCCTGAGGGAGATTATGAGCTTGGAAAAGATACAGTAGCATTTAATGAGTCCGTTATGAGTGAGCTTGGAACATGGGGTAAAGAGCAAGGTCTCTCTCAAGATGCTTACTCAGATTTAATCTCCAAAGTACAAGCTGCTGATGCTGCTCATGTTGAGAAGTTTAATGCAGAGCAGATGGAGATACTAGGTAAAGATGCTCAGGTTAGAATTGACAATACAAATGATAAACTTGAGGTCATCTTTGGTTCTGAAATGGCAGAGATTTTTAAAGATGTTGGAACATCTGCTGAGGGTGTTGAGGCTCTTGAATATCTAGTAAGTAGATTTGGAGAAAATAAATCTAATCCTGATGGTGGTGACTTCACTGGTGAGGAAGCTATAACTCAAGATGAACTTGGTGAGCTGATGAATAAAAAAGACTCAGCAGGTACTCCAATGATGCAAGCATCTCCTGCATATGCTAAAAAAGTTTATGCGAAAATAGAACAGTATAATAAACAGCATGGAATAAGTTAGCTTTTATGCCATTTAGAAGATATCTCATTTACAACTTTAATATCATAGTTAAGGTGAGATATTTTCTTTCCATTTGAGAGAACTCTATATGAGTTTTTTCTACGTCTAATCTCCTCCTGTTCAGGTGTAGTTGTATAGTGACTATGCACTAAAAACCAAAATATACTAATAGCTAACAAAGCAACGATTATTGTAATCATAATAAAATCCTTTTTTGATGTGTGGTACAGGCTCGTTAATATTTCTTAATAATAAGATAAGAGCTGATAATGTGAATGTGATTGTAAATCCAAAGAAGTAAACTGGAGCTAAAGCAAGAGTAAGAATACTGATACCTATAGAAGCTATATATATCGTAGTGTATGCTATAGCTCTGATGATTTTGTTTTGTATTTCAAGCTCTTCAAATCTATCAATAGCTCCAACTCTTAGACCTTTTACTCCAGTTAAAAAGTAGTTTGCAATTAGAATAGCAGGTAGTATTGGAAGAGTTATTGAAACAAAAGTAATAATTGGTAAGTTATGTTTGAATATTCTTAATTTTCTAGTAGTTTTAACTCTTCTATATCTATAATTTACAGTTGCATATCTAAGACCATAAGTTTCAAATTTGTCAAATATAACAAGAGATATGATTGAAAGAGGGAGTGCAAATACTGCAATAGCAGCACTCTTAAAAACTATAGCAGCTAAAAAAGGAGCTATAGTAAGTAATGATAAAAAGATTGTTTTGTTATTTCTCATCTATAACTCCTTATTTGAATTAAAGTAATTATACCTATTTGTCCGACACAATGTCAAGCTTTTGTGTGCAAATAATGTGCAATTCATGTGCAATTCATGTGTATGGTTAGTGTTAAGTAGTTTTTTAGGTTAAGTTATGTTATAGTTCTTTTATCGTTTGTAACGAAACTTACAAAGAATACCCTCCTTACAAGAGGCTCTGAGTCTGTTTCAAGTTAAAACTTAGGTTTTAGGCTTGGACTGCTTTGAGTCCAAATACCCACAAAAGCCGAAACAAATCAAATCAAAGGACATAAATATGTCAAGATATTTAAATAATGTTGCAGTTACTGCATTTGATACAGCTACTAAGCATGAGTATCAATCAATGGGAGCACTTCGTGGGTGTTTTAGAACTCGTACAGGTGTAACTGGTGAAGATGCAACTTTTAACAAAATGGGTGCAGGTGTTGCACATGAACGTGGTGCTCCATCATCTGATGTTGTTCCAATGGGAATTGGTCACTCTTATGAGAAAGCTATTCTTACAGACTGGGAAGCTCCTGAGTACACTGATATTTTTGGTAAAACAGAGGTATTGATTGATGAAGTTAATGAGTTAGCTACAACTACAAAAGGTGCTATAGGTCGTAGACGTGACCAAATCGCTATAGATGCTATGGCTGCTGCTCCTATTGGAGATTTACTTGGTGGTTCTCTTGTTGGTGATGCTGCTGCTCAGATGAGCCTTGATACTCTTTTAGCAATTAAGTTGCTTATGGATGATGCAGAAGTTCCTGATGGTGAGAGATTTATTGCTATGACTCCTGCAGGTTTTGATGGTCTTTATAAAGAGACTAAGGTTACTTCAAGTGACTACGCATCAGTTAAAGCTTTACAGTCAGGTCAAATCTCTGAGTTTTTAGGTTTCAAATTCAAAAGAATTGGTAAACGTAAAGAGGGTGGTTTAGCTACAGTTTCTGTAGGTGTTCAGTCAGCCTACGCATGGGATAGAAGAGCAGTAGGTGAAGCTATTGGTCGTGAGGTTGATACTACAGTTGAGTGGTCAGTTGATAAAAGAAGTTGGTTATCTACTGGTGAGTTCAAAGGTGGAGCTTGTATTGCAGACCCTGAGGGTGTAGTACGTTTTCAATATAAAATTAAAGCATAAGGAGTCAGAAAATGGCAAATAAAAAAGCAACTACAGCAGGGTTTAACAGACCCTCTCTAAGTAATGTTGGTGCTACAGGTTTATCTGTAAACACTTTTTCATATGGTAACTTTAAAGATGATGGTGCAGCTTGGGATGAACAAGCAGCTATTGCAGCATCAGGTTTTTTTAATGATGCAGTACTTGTTCTTCCAAAAGGTTCTATGATTTTAGCATCTGATGGTATAGCAGCAGTTTTATATTGTGTTACATCTGATACAGGTGAAACTCCAGTAACAGTAGCATAAGCTAATAGTGCCCTTATGAGCTAATGCTTGTGAGGGTACACTTTAGTTTATTTTACAGGAGACATAAATGACACTAACCAAAGCTCAGATGTTGGCTCTTCTAGCCGACAATACATCAGGTAATATTTCAGCACAAGACATGAGAGACATCATAACAGGTGTGATTACAATTAAGGATGAGGGAGAAGTTCTTAGTGATGAGATAACAGCAAATGAAAATGCTATAGCTGCTTTAAGTGGACCTAAAACTTCATTAGAGGCAACAGGGCATATACCTGCTGTAATACTTAAAGTAGAGAATGGTGGAGCAGCTAGTACATTAGAAACTACTTATGACAATGGTTCTCAAGTTCATGCAGTATCAACGATACAATGGTTGGCTGCTCAGAATGAAGCTGATTGGACACTAAGTAATAAAGATACTGGTGTTACAGAAACTATGTTTAGAATTATCAATGGCGGTAAAGCTACTATTGGTACTGCATTACTTCAAAAAGAAATAGCTGTTGTAGACACTGCAAGATATACAGATGAGCTTGGTACTGATGTAGACACACTTAATGCAGAGGGTCTATATATTTGTGATACGAACTTGCCTGATACATTTACAGGTGATACTGTAATAATGAAAACTATAGTATCTAATGTAGGTAGTACAATAACTCAACAGATGAGCGACTATAGTAACTCTAAAGATAACTTCTTGTTTAGAAGTTCAGCAGATAATGGTACTACTTGGGGAGTTTGGAGTGATAGTGCTGCTGCTGCATATAATGTTCAAGACAAAAGAAATGTAGATTTAGACACTTTAAAAACTAATGGTAGATTTTACACTGATGGTGCTAATAGACCACCACACTCTACAAAAGGTATGATGGAAGTATTTACTGATGAAGTTACTGGTCATATAATCCAAATAACTGAAACTGATGGAGACTTTAAGAAGTATCTAAGAGCATTTGATGGTTCAAGTTGGAGTGCATGGGTTGAAGATAATACATCTCATGTAATTGGTTTGGCATTTAATATGATTATTGGTAAAGCTAGTAAGACTTCACTACCTACTATTTATAGTGGAAGTACAGTACCAGATAACTCAATGGGTAAAGACCTTGACTGGTATCATCACTTTGAAGCTGGTAGTACAATACAAAAGAACTTGATGGACTCACAGTGTAGAGATGGCTATTCTCTTAACTTACTAACATTATCAGCAAAACATATTGTACCTCCAGAGGATAACAATATAGCTGTTGTAGAAATAACTCCACATAATCAGATTCTTTATATAGATTTAGAGTACAACACTACTCTACCTATTGAAGAGATTACTTTAGAGATTAACAACTATGGTGAAGCTTCAGTTGATATTCCTATTGTAGTTCAGTCTAATGCTGCTGGTGCTTTTATGGGTACTTACTCAACTTCTTATAATCCAGTTATTGAAAAGATTAGAGGTAGCCAAGACGCTAACCCTAGTTCATTTAAGATTAAAGTTAAAGAGGGTGTACTTACAGATAAAGAGTATGACTACCATAAGCATAATGGTGAATGGATGAGACAAGACTTCTTATCTACTGATGAAGTTAATGAACTTATCAGAAGTTATGATGTTACTATT